TGACTAATAAGTATGAGTTTCTGTCGAATCCAATACCTCATGGTTTCACTATTTTCCAATGGCATGAAAATACAAAATCGTGCATTGAGAAAGGTGAAGCTATAGTTAAATACACGACAAATGCTAAAGATCGTTTATTTCTGTCAAAGAACTTAAACGAGTTGAAGCGAAAGTTTGCTGAGTATACAACTAAGACTGAGGCTCTCAAAGGGAGAGCAGCACCATTTAGTATTATGCTAAGTGGAGGTACTGCATTAGGAAAATCGACTGTGCAAGATCTCTTGTACAATCACTATGCGCGTATTTTTGATTTACCAACTGATGGTAATTATAAATATACGCGTATGGCTGGAGCAGAGTATTGGGATAATTTCAGTACATCGCAATGGTGTTTAATCATGGATGATGTTGCTGCTTTTCGACCAGATACTCTAGGCGATATTGATCCATCTGTAGCGGAAATTTTGCAAGTGATCAATAATGTCGCTTATATTCCTAATCAGGCTGCTTTAGAGGATAAGGGACGAACTCCCTTTAAAGGAGAGTTAGTGATTGGTTCTACCAATACATTTAACCTTAGTGCTCATATGTACTATAATAACTCTGCTGCAGTATTGCGCCGTTTCCCATATTTTGTAGAACTAAAAGTGAAGCAAGAATATCAACAAGAAGATCTTGTTAATGGTGGTAATGGTATGTTAGATGGCAGCAAGGTGAAAGGTTCATATGACCCTGAGTCAGAATATCCTGATTTGTGGGAATTTCATGTGTACAAGTATGTGCCTATGGAACGAACAGAAGCTGATTTTTTACAGGGTCTACCTTTAACAGCTAAGGCTGAAAAAGTTAGTATCAATGGTAAGGAGATGATAGATGATATCAATGAGTTTCTAGCATGGTTCATTGCAGAAGCTAAGAAGCACAAGTTAAACCAAGAGCGAGTTGATGCATCAGTTAGTGCATTTCAAAATGTGCCTATCTGTAAAAAGTGCTATATGATCATCAAAAAATGTGATTGTGAATACAATCAACATACTTTTGATGAGGCCAATGTCCAGAGTGATGAAGATCAGAATATGTGCGCATCTAGTTTTATTAATTTCTTTAGAATTAACCTTTTAGGATCTGCTCTACTGAATTTCATAGATGGAGGAGTATTGCACATGATATGTCGTTATTTCTTTTCATTTGCTGTAGTGCGTAGACTATACTGGAGATATATTCAAGAGCTTCAATTATCAGAAATTATTTTTGATGAGGCTGTTGAATATGTACGTTCCATTGGAGATAGTGTTGAAGCTTACTTGGGTATGGGAAATACACGCATACTCAAGGAAGCTATTAGCTACATTGCTTGGACAATGAAGTGGTACGTTGGAATCAAATCATTCTTCTATGTGAAAACTAAGGTTTCTGATTTACTTTTTGGTGAACCAGAATATACTCTCAATCCAGAAGATGGTAGTGCCAGTGTAACATTAACAAGGACTGAATATCAGAACTTGCTTAAATTATCCAAAAATGGTGATATGAATACAATTCAACATATCATTTCTGAGAAACAAGAAGCACAATACCCTCTTGCGCCACAAGGACAGCAACTATCTACGGGTAAGGCTCCTAAACCACGTGAGGCAGAACGACTTAATGTGTGGGTTAACACTAATTTTCAGTTAACTCCTACTGATTTAACTGATTATTCCCAATCCTGGAATTCAATGTCTAGAGATACTATTATTCAGTGTTTAAGTAGGAGTTGTGTTAGTGTAGTGTACGAGAAGTCGAGTGGAGGTAAAACATACAATAGAGCTGTATGTGTTGCCAACCATGTGTACCTTACAAATGCTCATGCTTTGCCTAAGGAATACCCTATTCGTGTAAATGTTATTCAAGACAAAGTGGCATGTGGTATTACTCGTAATATCACTGTTTCACTGTACGAGAGTGATGTCTACATTGTAGAAGGAACTGATATAGCATTTCTAAACATCAAATATATCCCAATCAAAAAGGATATATCTGAATTGTTTGTTAAGGATTGCACTACATTATCAGGAAAAGGTACATATGTGAGTCGTGATGAATTTGGAATTGTGGAGCATAGAAGTTTTCATAATGTGCAATACAGACCTAATGAATCTACACCAATTGGTTCACAAAATCTGTATGCAGCAAGAGTAAATCAGAACACAAAAGAAGGATTTTGTGGTTCTCTTGCATTTGTTGAAACTGGCTATGGTCCAGTGATTTGTGGAATACATGTATTAGGGCACGAAATATACAATGCCGTTGGTATATTAGCTGTTAATCGCAGACAAGTATTAGACGGTATTGAGCATTTTGGCCGAATTCTTGATGTACAAACAATGCATCATGATTTACCCCATTATGAACGACCATTAGGTGATTTACATTTTAAATCCACTTCTCGATTCTTCTTTGAAGGCTGTGCCAATATTTATGGTACTATTAAAGGCTTTCGGACTAAACCTAAAACATGTGTGGCTCCTACATTAATCAGTGAAGCTGTACAGAAACGTGGTTATCAGTGTAAGTTTACTGCCCCTCCTATGGGAGATTGGCGTGCTTTGAGAATAGCTCAAAAAGAGTTAATCAAACCAAATACAACTCTCAACACTAATATCATACATCGAGAAGCTATCAATATGAGTAAAACTATTATTGAGAAGCTAATTGCTAAGGATGAATTAAGAGAGTTACATGTATATGATACCCATACTTCTATTAATGGAGCACCTGGTGTGCAATATGTAGATGGTATGAAGAGATCAACATCAATGGGAGCACCGTATAACAAATCGAAGTCACATTTTGTTGTTCCATTAAATGATGGTACGGATGATATAACATTCACACCAGAGATTATGGAAAGAATAAATGAGATAGAGACAAGTTACCTTAAAGGTCGAACAGTGATGCCACCCTACAAAAATCATTTAAAGGATGAGCCCATCAAATTTGCGAAAGCAGCTATAGGTAAGGTTCGCAATTTTACAGGTTGTCATGGACCATGGGCTGTTGTAGTACGCAAGTATCTTTTACCATTTGTGCGAGTATTGCAACGGAATAGATTTATTTTTGAAGCAGCACCAGGTACTAATGCCACTTCATTAGAATGGCAAGAGATTTATATGTATCTAACACAACATGGGAAAGATAGAATGGTTGCAGGTGATTATGCCGCTTTTGATAAAAGTATGTCTTCGATGGTTATCCTTGAAGCATTTAATATCATCAAAAATGTATGTGCAGCAGCAGGATACACTGAAGAGCAACTTCGAGTAATCGATTGTATTGCAGAAGACACTGCCTTCCCCTTGGTAGATTTTGATGGTGATTTGATTCAATTTTATGGATCAAATCCATCAGGTCATCCTTTGACTGTTATCATAAATAGTCTAGTTAATTCTCTATACATGAGATATTGTTATGCTATATTGTCACCTGATGGTAATGCTAGTAAATTTCAAGATCATGTGAGTCTAATGACGTACGGTGATGATAATATCATGGGAGTCAGTAAGGAAGCAGAGTTCTTCAACCATACTGCTATAATGAATGTTTTAGCTTCTAATAATATCACATATACAATGGCTGATAAAGAATCTGCTTCTGTTCCATATATCAACATCTCTGAATGTTCATTTTTGAAAAGAGAATGGGTATGGGATGAAGATGTTGGAGCAATGATGGCACCTTTGGATCATAGTTCTATTGAGAAAATGTTAACCATTGGTGTTCAATCTAAAGCTATCAATGAATATCAGCATGCTATTGCTATTATTCAGAGTGCTTTGAATGAATACTTCTTATGGGAAGGACACTTACAATGCTAAATTGCAAATGTTTAAGGAAATAGTTCAAGAAGTACCAGATCTTCATCATTATGTTATGGATAACACATTTCAAACATGGGAAGATCTCAAAGAGCGCTTTTGGCGTTCATCAGAACATGTCT